GAATCGTAGAAATAAAGCTTCGGTGCTTTTACTGTTCTCTTCAGAAGATTGTTTGAATAAGGGTAGAGGTAGAAAATGATCCCGGAACGCTCGAGAATTCCAAGCCATTCTTTAACCTTCTCCGATCGCATGCCATCTACATCCCTGCCAATATCAGCGGCATTAACGATCTGTGCGCATCTGCAGGCAACCGCGCGAATAAATCGTGCAAATTCTGTTGAATCAATACTCCCACTAAGTTCTCGCACATCGCGTTCAACATAGGTCTGGATATAACTCGAATAGAAAAGTTGTTGATTGCTGACTCGGCCGCTTGCATAGGCCGGCATGGATCCTACAAAGATTCTTTGAAAGAAGCTTGGTGTGTCAGCCGGTTTTCGATGCTTGGCTCTACGGTTAAGTGATTGAATATCTATGGTAAACGGTTCTGCTTTTCCATCGCCAAACAACTCTTTTTGCGAGAGTGTCGTCAAATGCAATACGGCGACCCGCCCCGCCAGAGATTCTCCGGTCAGCTCCATCAACCGAAACGGCTGCGAACCGGTCAACCAAAATAGTCCAGTCTTCTGCTCTCGGTCAGCAATTAACTTTATATAGCTAAAAAGCTCTGGTGCATATTGCACTTCGTCGATGAGCACAGGCGGTTTATGCAACTGCAGGAACATCTCCGGATCGTTGCTTGCCAGAGCACGGGCATCCAAATCATCCAGTGTTACATAGCTGCGCTGTGTGCCTTTCATCAATCTACGCAGCATTGTGGTTTTCCCCACTTGACGTTGACCTGTCACCAGTACAACAGGGTATTCCTGTGAAGCTTGTAAAACAATCGGCTCAAGGTCACGAGCAATATATGTGAGTTCCGGCATAGATGCACCTCCCCCAAAATCTTCGGCTAATTTACGTCGCTCTTGTATTTTAGCCGATGATTTCGGTTTTGGCAAGTCCCTCATACGCTCTCCGATTTTCTGCAATCAATCGCGCGGAAACCGTCATTACATCCTCATTCGAAGCCGTCTGGAGTTGCTCTGTTTGATCGAACTGTACAATCAAATACCGCGGCACGTTATTCTTCAAAATCACGGCAGAGCCTCGCTCGTCTACCAATCGGGCAACCTTGGAGAAGTTCTGGTTTGCTTCCGAAATGGAAACCAGATTCTTCGTATTGACCATCATAGGATATCCTCCCTCCAGAACCTCATTATATCCTAATTTTAGGATATATTCAACCTATTTTTATGAGTCTAGAGGATTAAAACCCTTTACCCGTTTTCCGGTCATGGCACTTCTTGCATAGAGATTGCCAGTTGCTCTCATCCCAGAACAACGTTTCATCACCTCTATGTGGGATAATGTGGTCAACCACTGTCGCCGGTGTTAAGTTACTTTTTTGCTCGCATTCCACGCAAAGCGGGTACAACTGCAGAAATCGCCTGCGTGCTACCTGCCAACGTTTGTTGTATCCCCGGGCAGCAGCGCTTTCCCGGGCATACAGTCCACGGTGCTGTTCACAGTACACACCGTCCGACAGGTTCGAACACCCGGGATGCCGGCAGGGACGTTTCGGTTTTCTTGGCATGCTTCACCTCATATGAGAAGGAGACCCCGTTCATCATATACGGAGCCTCCTCCCTGATGCTTCATTGCCCGGTCGAGCGCCATTACCAGTGCTACTGCACCATCTACCTTTTCCGTGGACTTCTCCTTGTCGATTTTCAGGTTGCCCGCCGGATCGGTCCGTACATACGCGTTGTCCATATTCCAGCGCAGCACCGGGTGTCCGCCATGGTTGAGTCTTCGCTCGAGCACCAGGCGCATCAGTTCCTTCGTCGGTGGACTCATGTCCTTGAAGCCCTGTCCGAACGGCACCATGGTGAAGCCATCGTCTTCCAGGGATTGAACCATCATCGTTGCGTTCCACCGGTCATAGGCAATCTCCCGGATATTGAAGCGTTCCCCAAGCCGTACCACGAACTGTTCTATGAAACCATAATGCACCACATTCCCTTCGGTCGTCAGAATATAACCAAGCTTCTCCCACTGGTCGTACATCACATGGTCGCGTCGAACACGCAGCGGAATGGTGTCCTCAGGAAGCCAGAAGAATGGCAGCGCTGAAAACGGTTCTTCCTCATCGAGCGGCGGAAACATCAGGACCAAGGTCGTTAAGTCGGTCGTGCTCGAAAGGTCCAGCCCGGCATAACATTCGCGGCCTTCGAATTCTTCCTCGGTGACTACGCCGCCGCACTCATCCCACCGGTCCATCGGCATCCAACGCACGGATTGCTTGACCCATTGGTTCAGGCGCAGTTGACGAAACATGTTCTCATCCGCCGGTGTTTCCAGCGCTTTACGAAAGGCATCCTTCACCTTGTCCAAAGCGATGGTGTGGTCCAGCGACGGGTTCACCTTGTACCAGTTCTGTTCATCCTGCCAGTCGGCATCGTCCGGCAGGCCGAACACCACCGGATAAAAACGAGGGTCGGCTTTCCGGCCCTCAAGGATATCCACAGCCTTTTGATGCACTTCCCAGCAGATGCTGTTTCGGTCTGTTCCCGCTGTCGTTAGAAAGATCCAGAGCGGTTGCTTGCGTGCGTCGCCGGAACCCTGGGTCATGACATCATAGAGCGCACGGGTCGGCTGTGTATGCAGTTCGTCAAAGATACAAGCGCTGACGTTTAGGCCATGCTTGGTGGCGACTTCACTCGACAGTACTTGATAGATACTCCCCGTAGGTTGATAAACCATACGGCGTGTTGATGGAATGATTTTGATGCGTCGACTCAGCGCCGGTGACTGTTTCACCATGTCCACCGCAACGTCGAACACGATCGCCGCCTGCTGCCGGTCGGACGCGCAGGAATACACCTCGGCTTTCCACTCGTCATCGTTGACCAACATATTCAGCGCCAGCGCTGCTCCGAGCTCGCTTTTCCCGTTCTTCTTGGGGATCTCGATATACGCGCTGGAATATTGCCGAGCCGTCGGGTCATTCTCCCGCACAGTGCCAAACACATCGGACACTGCTTGCTTTTGCCATGGTAAAAGAAGAAACGGTTTCCCATGGAATTCGCCCTTGGTATGTTTCAGGCATTCAATGAATCCGGTTACACGATTGGCTTTCTGTTCATCAAACGCCATTCTTCCATCCCCCCGTTAGCAGTTGCTCCATGGGGTCATTCGATGCTATCTCCTCTGGATTACCGACTATCTCCAGAAAATCATGCAACGAGAATCCGAACTCTTTGCATAGCTTTACGATCATTTTTCTATATTGCTTGCTGATCAGGTCATAGGGATTTTCCTGTGGCAAATTGCTGTATTGCTTTATCATGCTTTGCATTTGGATCCACCGACCGTAGGTTTGACATAGCGCTGTAAGGATGGCTCTATCTGTAGCTGAATACAGACCTATATCCATCATCCACTTCATTAATTGTTTCCATGCAACCTTAGCTTCAGGAAGCAACCAATCAGGCATATCCAAAGTGTCTGTAATAATTGGCATACCATATATAGGAAGACGACGTTTCCCTGGATTGCCTTCCAACTTTTCCAACACAGTGGGCTTAGGTTTTCGCCCAGGCCTTGCCACCATTGACCTCCTTTTTTTAACACATGAGTTTACTTTCGTATCGATTTCAGTTATAATATCGATATGAAAGTAAACTCCTAAGGTGGTGAGTTATCATGTCTATCAATCCAACAATTCTGAAAACGCTTCACAAAAACGGTGGGATGATTACCACGGAAAAAACGCTATCTCTCGGCTTTTCAAAAACACTGTTGGGCAAGTATGAAAAAGCCGGGCTGTTGAACCGCGTTTCTCACGGGCTTTATATGCTGCCAGATGAAATCGAAGATGATATGTATACCTTGATGCTTCGCTCAAAACATATCATCTTTTCGCATGAGTCCGCTCTCTTTTTATGTGGGCTGTCTAATCGCACACCGTTTATCCATTCCGTAACGATCCCCAGCAATGCCGCACTGAGACAATCCATCAAAGACCAATGCAAATACTATTACATCAAACCATCATTGCATCCCATGGGTCTCATTGAAAAAAAGACAACCATGGGACATAGCGTTCGTTGCTATAATCCCGAGAGAACGGTTTGTGATTTCCTCCGCAGCCGATCCCGCTGCGACGAAGAAACGGTCATCAATGCTATAAAAGCTTTTGCAGCGTCAAAGAATAAAGATTTGAACCTGCTATCTGAGTATGCTTCGAAGCTTCATGTTACCGTTGCCTTGCGAAAATACATGGAGGTGCTGCTGTGAGTTCACGAGCCATGAGTCTGAAAGGACGAATCAGGCGCTATGCAAAGGATCACAATATCGCCGCGCAAGTCGTTCTGCAAAATCTCATGTTTGAAAGATTGCTAGTACGCCTATCCCTATCTCCCTATCAGAACCAGTTTGTCATCAAGGGCGGCATACTCATTGCCTCTATCGTTGGGCTAGCCACACGATCGACTATGGATTTGGATACCACTCTCCGGGATCTCCCGTTAACCCTGGAACAGGTTCGACGAGCGATCACAGAAATTTGTGAAATATCTGTCGCCGACAATACGACCTTTTCTGTTCTCTCGATTGAACCGATACGAGAAGTAGATCGCTACGGTGGTTTTTGTGTTCGGGTGGATGCGATATATGAGACCATTGTTACCCCACTTTCTATCGACATTTCAACTGGCGATGTGATGACTCCACAGGCCATGCAATACAGTATTCGCGGAATCTTTGATGAGCATCTGGAGATACCCGTGTGGGGATACAATATCGAAACAATTTTAGCAGAGAAGGTCGAAACGATTCTGAGCCGTGGACCGCTGAATACACGCCCCAGAGATTTCTATGATATGTATATTCTTTCTACGACACGTCCATATGACCCAATCCTTTTCAAACAGGCCTTGCAGGCGACCTCTGCTCACCGAGGCAGTTCAAGCGTTCTGTCTTCCATCGAGTCAATCACCGGAAACATTGCAAACAGCGCTGAGCTTCAGGCGCAGTGGAGAAAATATCAGACACAATATGCCTATGCGTCAGATATCTCATATACTCAGCTGATCCGCGCACTCGAAGAACTTCTCTTTTCATAAACTCTGTGCCTAACGCACGTATATCCCAGCTTTTCACTCTCACTCATTCTTCCATCCTCCCGATAGCAGCAGTTCCATGGGATCGTCCGGTATGCCGACTCTGGTGCCGTCCATATCGCCAACAATCATCCGGGATCGTGTGGCCGGAGTCAGCCCGAAGTCCGCCAGTCCTTTGCGCCATTGATCGTAATATTGTCTGCGAAGCGACAGCAGCGGATGCTGCTGCACATATCCCGTGGTTGTCGTTTGCATGGCATAGACGCCTCGATCTCCAAGATCGAGGATTTTCTTGTCGGTAATGAGATAGTAAGCATAGTTTTGGCACATTTCTGCAAAAGCAGCAAGGTCAACGTCTGTGAGGACTCCCATGGCAATCAGGGCAGGAGCCAGTCGCCGCCATTCCGCTTTCGCATCTTTCAACAGTCGGGATGGCGGTTTGGGGATGGCGATAATCGTAGGCGGTTTGGGCTCGTTGTGATTGAGTTTTTGTTTACCCGGATTCCCCTCGAGGATTTTGATCGCAGTCGGCTTAGGTGCCGGACCCCGTCTGCCCATACTGCTCACCTCCTAGGTACACCGGGCACGAATTATGCAGGGAGAACGTCTGCCAGTGTGAACTGCTGTCCATCACGCAGAACTGAGATCACGCTGTCGTCCTTCACCAATTCCCGATATCGAAGAACGATTGCCGTCGCGTATTTTGGATCCAGCTCCATGGTGAAACAGATGCGCTCCAGCTGTTCACAGGCAATCAGGGTGCTGCCCGACCCACCGAAGACATCCAACACAATTTCGTTAGGGGCGGAGCTATTCCGGATGGGGTAGCACACCAGCGGGATCGGCTTCATGGTCGGATGCAGTTTGGATTTGGTGGGACGATCGAACTCCCAGACCGTTGTCTGTTTCCGATTGCTGTACCACTTGTGTTTGGCGGTATCTTTAAACGCATACAACACCGGCTCATGCCGCATCTGATAATCCATCCTGCCAATAACAAGCGAGTTCTTCACCCAGATACAGGTCGTAGAATAGTGGAACCCGGTGCTGACTGTGGCGTTGAAGAAATTAACCTTCTCCGCATCCGAATGAAATGCGTAGAAGGCACCGCCATCGACCAGATTATCGAAGATATTGGTGAATGCTTTTTGTAGGAATGCAAAGAAATCCGCTTCAGACATTTTATCGTTGATGATGGTCATGCCGGTGCCACCCTCATAGGAGCAGTTATACGGCGGATCCGTAACACACAGGTTCGCGCGTTTCCCGTCCATCAGCAATCGGACTGTTTCAGGTACGGTGCTATCGCCGCAGACCAGACGATGCCGACCCAAGGTCCAAACATCACCGAGCCTGACAAACGGTTCCTCCTGCACGGCTTCGTCTACGTCGAAGTCGTCATCTTCGGCTTCTTCCAGATTGACCGGTTCGAATCCAAACTGCGTCATGTCAATATGCAAGTCTTCCAGTTCGACGTGCAGCATATCCGCATCCCATTCGGCGATTTCGGCTGTCTTATTGTCCGCCAG